CACCTCATATCCAAAGCGAGGGCACCCATGCCTCTCTAAGACTTCAGTAAACTCAGGAAAATGGGGGGGAGAATCAGGACTTAATTCAGCGCGCTCCATGTACTTCAGCACTAAATCGTCTTTGCTTTCATAGTCATTAAACAAAGGATTATCAATCACTTTACCGGCGCAAAAATCATGAATGTTTTTAACAACATGATAGGTCTCATAATTTGTGCCACACACGTGAGCAACACACGCAGCCCTGTCCATCTGTAAATATGGATCGAGAGAATACTGAGCAGAGGCCAGGAGTTTCGGAATTGTTTGTTCGATGCAGCGATAAAACAAGATTTCGCAACCATGATGCTTGCAAATTCGCGCAGTGAAAAACATTTTCAAAAAAGAGGGAGCTTCTGCACGAAAGACCTTTCCTGTGGCAAGCTTGACAAACACTTTAGAACAAATTTTTGTGTTTGTGCCTTTTATAATCATGTTGAATTCCTTTTTCCACATAGAGGTAAACCTAGAGCTATCAAAAGGAGCAGCAAGCAACTTCTTGCGTACAACGACGAGCACATCATCACCGTATGTTTTAATTTTCAGATCGCCTTTACGAACCAATCCGTACGCGGTCTCAATCGACACGCCAAGGTACTTGGACCAAATTACCATACCCATAGTGTAGTTCGCGATAGAATTGGCCAAAGCTGTGAGCCAGACACCTGACGGAAGACACCCAACCAAGCGCCACCAACCACTTCCATCAGGAGCATTGACGACCTTAGTAGTAAGCACCTCGATGCAGCGAACAAAACACACAACCCATAATTTCGTCTTGTCATCTAGTGAATGCCAACCTTTAGGAAAATGCATACAACCCTTCACGGCATCGTATTCTACGCCAGGAAGATCAAACAATTGTATGTATGGCATCATACATTCACCAAGAACTTTCGCATCAAGATGCATATCATACCTTGAAAAGTCACTCTCGATAATGACATATTCATCAAGAATGTCGTTCTCCAGCATCTCAAGCTCTTGTACGGACCGGAATGCCGCCAATTTCTTTGCGTCGACATTGAACATCTCGCAAAAGAAAGCAGTAGCACTTCCATGCAAGAATTTCATATTGATGCCAACTGGGATGAAATTATCAGGAGTCCCAACACCCATGGCCTTCGAAATTACTAGGAATATGGCTTTCATTATCACGGTAACCGACAATTGAGAAATGAAAAAGATTCGCGTTTTGTCAGGACGTACTCCATCTGTGCCAAGAGGTTCATCAGGAATGATGGACTCAAGCTTTGGAGACATTTTATGCACGTCAGTCATGACCATCCTCACCATTCGCAACATGTTATGAAATGAGTCACATCTTTCCACGGCCGTTCGAAGAACACTGCAAACACGCGCCATTTCAAAGCTGTGGATGTCGCTTTTGGTTGGATTAGTCGGGGTGACGCCAATGTAGAAACCCGCTGAAGAATTGGATGGAACAAATATATCTGCATAATTCTGTTCGTAAGAAAGGTCTGGAACTTCATACTTCTTTCCCTTAAAAACCTTCTCAGCCATATACTGAAATGACAACTCCGAGGACATGTGATACGCTCTCTGTTGGTCGAGACTCCACGTAACATGGTCATTGTCCTCCAACATGTTCTTAACAAGCGAGTTAGCAAAGCTGCGCACATCACATCCTCCTATCCAGATGTCATGAAAACGAAAGACACCCCTGGAAGAAGAAATTTTTAATTCAGCTCGGCAAAGACCACAATTGGGGGCCTGATAGACGGAATTAACATTGACGGCTGCAGCGTAGCACTTATAACAAAACGCAGGATTCGAACAGGAAGCACAATTTATGCACTTAGCCTCCACCATGCAAATGGGACAAACTGCCTCCGTCACAGGAACAAAGTTTTCATGAGGAAAGTATTGAGAATAGACGTTTGATAAGACGACGACCATCTCAACATGGAAGGAAGTGATTGCAGGAACATCAAACACGCTAAGTTTGTGGGTCATGCCTTTCCCAGCATCCAAGACAGCAGGAAAAACCGCCTTAGATTTGGAGAAGACTCTGGCAACTGCTTGTTGAACAAGATAACCTTCATCAAGACGAGATAAAGCTCCCAGAACAGCATCCATGCATTCAAAAATTGGACTTTTTGAGTCTTGTCGACATGGTCCGTAGGCACCAACCAAAGTCTTGACGAGAGGATGCTTCTTATCTTTCTTTTTCCTGATACGGTCCGCAACTGCGCTCTTTTTAATCGAGCCATCTTCGTCGTGGGAAGTTTTATAAGCCAACACAAATGTAGCACCTGTGGACTTATCAATGAATGAATCCAATGAGTGAGTTCTAAGAAAATTCGTCATGAATACTCGCTCAAAAGACAACGCTGGAGTTATAGCTTTCTTGTACCGCTTAATATCACCTGCAAGTACGAACGTCTTGTCGAACAGCGATTCGACCAC